AAAACAATCTAATTGTGTCAACATTAATTAGCTTTATTATTCTTATATCAAAATGGGTTGATAGAAAAAGATATGCACTTTTAAATAATCCTAAATGAGTTTCTTTAATAAGAAGTCTATCTGATAATGTCAGATTTTCTATTGTGAATGAATTGTTTTTACTAAAATAATCTGAAAGTGATTTATATTCATTCCCCTTAACTCTTTTACCATCAGAAACTATTAATTTTTCTTTTTGATAATTTAATTTCACTTGAAATGGTGCAATAACTCCTTTTAATTTTAAATTGGCAACCAAATCATCTTTAATTTCTTTTTTCATATAGAAATTATCAAGCATGAATGTTTTGTTGGTCTTTTCTTCAATAGTTCCAAAACCACAATTACATGTATGACATACAGGTGTTGTTCTTATACCACCCCATGCTATTGGTGGGACGTGTTCATCAGTTAAAACTTGAGTGTTATTGGGAAATAACGATAAACATATTGGGCATGGATATTCGGTGGGATTTTCATAGAATCCCGATAATTTTGCACCTTCGACACCAAAATTAAAAGCTAATTCTCTATTATATTTCATTTTTAAAAATTATTTAAAATTTCACCACTACGCCAAATATCATTCTTTGTCATGATGACCAGTTGTATTGTTACCCCAAAAACCACTATCAGTGGAATTCTTTACAACAGGAATATCGTCATCATCTAAGGCATTTAATCTTGCAAACCTTATTTTCTTTTTCTTATTTTTCTCTCTAACAATATTAGCTGCTGTTTCAGTTAAATCGACACCATCATATCTATCTTCTGTTTTCATGATTCTTCAAGTATTATTCTGTTATCAAAACTGCCACGTTCTAATTTTTTCTTCGCTTTTACTTCCTTAATTTTATCCAAATGAAAATCGTAAAACTTAGCAAGTGCTTCAAGTACTTCCATTACATCAGCAAATTCTTCCAGACTTGGTTTTTCTTTAAATTCCAAGATTTCTTCTCCAAGTTTTTCGTAGAGTTTTTCAAGAAATTCTTTATCGTCTTTAGCTATATGGTATTTGCAACCCCCGCCAGACCTTTTAATGATTTTAAGAATTTTATCCCTAACCAGTTTATTATATGTTTTCATACCTGCAATACCATTCGCATGTCTTCTTTATTATATATTCTGTGGAAGCATCCTTGTCCACAAATTGTTTGAAAATAGTAACCCTTAAAGAAATAAATCGTACTTGGAAAATGTTTTGGTTCAATTTCTGCTACTTCAATTGGTTCATAATTGTGAACAAGATAATCAATCACAAAAGCCAATTTATTATTTGGATATGGCTCATAGCCTTTATGTCCACATTTTTCCAAATAACCGTCATCATGTTCAAGAATCAATCGGTACATCAGAGTTTCAAAATCATGAGTTTCAAGATATTTTTCGAATTTTCTGTAACGACCATCGGCAATTTTTAATTCCTTTGCCATTTTTTCAATAAACTCATTACGAATGGCAATACCTTCAGGAGATTCTGCCCATTTTTTCATTTTTTTGTAATCCAAACTCATAATTAATTTAATTTTGTTAGTTCAAATTTTCTTTTATATTCATCAAATTCTTTATCTGACATTTTAAGTAGTCCGTCTGCTAATATTTTGGCTTCAACATCCCTTTTTTTCATAGTATTTGGATGATTCATGTAGAGCACAAAAAGTATTGCTTCTTTCGCTCTGTCAAGTTTATTTATTTCTTCGTCAGTCATAATTTATTTATCCAAAATAACGCAATTTTTTTGCAAAAAGCAACTGTTTCTTCTTCGGTCATCGAATTTTTCATGTAGTTTATTGGTGTTGACACAAACACCACATTATTTTTTTCATATGGTTTATTCGAATCAACTCGGTCAAGCGATGCCATTTCAAACATCTGATGTCTTTTTCTTGCTTGAGGTAACTTAAGTTCAATTCCTGTGTATGGACATTTACCGTTTTGTTTATTCCATTGTTCAAGCAAATCGTCTAATGTTAAATCACCCAAGTTTTTTCTTCGTTTTGCTCTCCTTATAAATTCCCGAAAACCAGTAAATTGGTCTCTTTGAGTTTTACCATTAAAATTATCAACATTTCCCTTTCCTATCCAAATGCCCAGATTTTTAATATTTGTTTTTCCAAGGCAACTTTGGGAGCAATAATGTTTTTTACCTTTTGCTTCCGTTCTTTTTATTTCTGAAACCGCTTTTTCAAACGGAGTATTGCAGTTATAACATATAACTACTGCTGTTTTTCTTTTATACTTTTCCATCTTCCACAATATTTTATTATAAATACTGTGGAAGTGCGGAAAAGTTTGTGGAAGTGGAGCAGAAGGGAGTTGAACCCTTGTCCAGTCATGCGACTAATACGTTTTCTACAAGTTTATCTGAATTTTCTAATTCAGCGAAATATCTGATGTTTGCGGAACATCAACAATCCGTCTTGTCTTTTGCTTCCTTAAGCCGGAAGGTTCTTTGCTGAGTTTTTTGTTTCCTTATGCTGCGATTGCGAGTTCAGCGTTTCTTGCGAATACTGCATTACCTCTCGTAAGAGAAGTTGGAATAGACATTATGTCTTCTGCGTTTGTTGTTTTGAACCTTTTTAACGTAGTCTGATTCAACTACCACTTGCTTACTATACCACTCTGCCACGCTGTCAAAACCAGGCTGCCCCAATTATTAATATTCAACGTTTTTATATAATTCCATCCATTTTTTAATAAACATCTTTTCCATGTCATTCGCATCTACAAAAGTAATTTGTGTAAATCCGTATTTTTCTTTTTTTCTTCCTCTCACACCATGACCAGATTTAATGCCTATAAGTAAATACTTCGGGTCTTTAATTCCCTCAAGTGAGTATGCTTCAAATTCCCGGTCTTCTGTATAATCTTTGTCGATTAAACATCTAACTACATAACCTTTCTCAGATTTACGAAGAAATATTGCGGGAATGATAATTATCTTATTTACTTCTTCCATTTAATTTAGTTTCCAAATATAGGTCACAATCTAAGTGTCCATTCATACATGCCATCAAAGAGCCAAGCATTTGATGTTTCTCAAATTCGCTGTAAATGTTCCATGCAACTTCATGTGCTGAACCTTCGAGATTTATTTGAGAAACCAATTCTTTAAAACATATCTTCAAGAACATAAATCTTTTGTCTCTTGTGTCAAGATGTGTTTCCAGTGCTTTAATTAAAGCATTTTTGCTTTTTTCAGTTATTGTACACATTTTATTTACTTTTTTCTGGTTCTTTTCTGAATGACCATTTATCAAATCCGTGTTGTGTAATCTTATATTTGTCTGCTACTTCCACGATTTCCTTTTCACCCCTGCCAAGTACTCCACCCATGAACATCGAAACTTCTTGAAATGCTTGTACTGCATCAAAGACTTTGTAAAACTGAAAGTCTTTTAAAAGTGGATTAATAATAAATTTTGAATATTGGTCATTATTTTTTCTTCTGAAATAATGCGTTCTTCCATAATCACTGTCATAAACAAATGCAGGACTCTTAAGGTCTCTGAATATTTGCATTGCATTATATGATTGAACATATTTAACACTGTCTGATATATTACCTTCCCAACTTTTTTCTTCAAGAATATTCAGCATGTATTCTGTGTCATAAGTATATTCTGTACTGACTTCTTCATCTGAATTTATTACCCTGTAGAGTTTCCAACCAATGTACAATTTTCCACAAAAACCTAAGATAAAATACGAATGATGATTGCAAATGTTTCGAAATTCTTTTTTCATATTATGATAATGCATTGCATGAAAAGGTGTTTTTGCTCGGCTTAAACCCCAATATCCTCTATGTCTTTCAAAGAGCACAGGAATATCGTCTTTTTCGAATTCTTGAGTTTCTCGCTCATATACAATGGTTTTATCTATACCAGTTGTACCTGCAACGCCATCATAATAATCTTTTCTTTTTGCAATTATATACATAATCCGACAAATTTACTTCATTATACGTAATTAAACAAGAAATGTTACAGATAAATACGAAAATATTTCTAAGGTTCTAATCTCCAAATAAATTCTCGTAGCCAATCAACTTTTCTAAGGGTAATTAAATCATCGAGTTTTTTATAGAGTTCATACTTCTTGATTTCTCTGTCACTAAATGGCTTTCTTCTCTTTTGAATATAATACTTCTTAAAGAGTTGTTTGTGGAAGTAATTGTAATGTACGAATTTCCACCACAATGTTCTGCGATACCTAAATCTGATTTTGAAGATGTACTCCTTTCTTATTAAGTTATTACTAATCATTCCTAATTTATCCAAAATTTGAAAATATTAGGAATCTCTGAAGTGGTAGTGTACTGCTAACTGATATTGCTCTTAGGCACAGATAAATCTGCCCTCAGTGGTCGTTGTGCTCTTAGTTCATTTGGACTGAACGCCAACCTGCAGTACATACCTGCGATTTTTACTATCACTTCATTTTGCACGTCTGGAAGTAATCGAAACCTCATCCACGGGTTTGGGAGCCGTTATCTTAGCCATTAGACGACAGACGTATTTTATTGCACACCGGGAGAGGCTCGAACTCCCGACCTTTGCTTTTGGAGAGCACTATTCTACCAACTGAACTACCGATGTGTTAATTTGTTTTTCATAGAATTTAAGCCATTTACGTATTGTATTATCCGAAACGCCATATTTTTTTCCTGTTGCAGTATATCCACCAGAAAAAGTAATATTATTAATTAGTTCACCATATGTTGGTCGTGATTTAACCTTACGTAAATTTTCATGATGGCATTTTTGACATTTAGTACTATTATTTTTTATCTGAGCACCACATGAACAATAATTAATGTTTTCATGTTTTTTATATTTTTTCTTATCAACATTTTTTCCACAATATGTGGATGTCTGTGAATGACAATTTGGACACAACACTTTTAAATTTTCTAAACGATAATCATTATTAATGCCATTAATGTGGTCTAAATGCAGACTTAATTTTTCTCCAAACCAAATTTCACTCTGACCACATTTTTCACACTTTCTTTCTTTTAATCCAAATTCAAACAATTTTAGTTTTAATCTATGTGTATTAGTATATGTGGAATTAACAACTAAGAATTTTTTAATAAATTCTTCTTTGCTGTATTTTTGATGCAGTTTTTTATTTTTATTCCATCCCATTCCCAAAAAATGCGATGTATCAATATTATATTCATTGAATTTTTTTAATATTGTTTTATAGTTTCCACCTGCAGGTTTCAATTTAAGTAATTTAAGCACATTAGCAATTGAATTACTTTCTTTTACAAATCGTGTTAAAACTTCTTTATTATATTTCATTTTAGAATTTTATGATAAATACTTTAAAAATCTTAAAAGGTATTGTTTTTGCAAATATAATCCTTTAAGTTCGATAATCATATTAAATTCAAAAAATTTGTACCCCGTCTCAGATTCGGACTGAGAGAAAACTGCTTTTAAGACAGGTATGGTTACCAGTTACATCAACGGGGCAGTTGTCCTTATTCACGAACCATGACTTCGTGCCTAAGTGTTTGGAACTATTTGCTTCGTTATCCAAAATAAGGTCGTGCAGATGGCGGGACTCGAACCCATAATCCCCACCGTGAAAGGGTGATGTCCTGAACCAATTAGACGATGGGAAAGTTTGTACTCGGTGCGGTAGTCGAAACCGCATTCATAGATTGAGAGTCTATTTTCCTTACCGTTAGAAGAACCGAGCGTGTAAATATCTATTCTGCGGTGAAGTTAATTATCTTCTGAAGTCCTGATGGGGAGCCAGGCGGCACTCTGTCGGTATCCGACATTGCCCTATTCTAACATACTTTCTATCACGTTTACCTAAGATATTTAGCGTACAGCGTGGGGGATTCGAACCCCCGAACCTTTCGGGACAGATTGAAGGTCTGCCTACTTTAGCCGTTTGTATAACGCTGCATATAATCTCCGAACTGTTTTTTGCACCGAGCACCGACTGATTCGACTCGAATCGGTAGCTGACATACGAGCCAGTATTCACCAGTAACCTACTTTCATTCGGTTGAGATTGCACTCCCGGAGGTATTCGAAACCTCTATTTTACATGGGTGACAGCCAAGTTCTTCACCAAGAAGCCTACGAGAGTATTGTATGTTTATTATAAAATTTAATCCATTTTCTTATTGCATTGTCACTTACACCATATTTTTTTCCAGTTCCAGTAAATCCCAATTCTTTTATTTCATTTTGAAGTTGTTCGAATGATGGACGTTTAACTTTACGTTGAATAACAGATTGTTCTAAACGTGTAATTTTCTTTTTTTTATTTCGTTTTACATTTTTTCCACTAAATGTTGGTAAGGTTGCGTTACAATTAGGACAAACAATTCTCAAATTTTCAAGTCTATGGTCATTATTTATCCCATTAATATGGTCAAGAATTAAACTCATGTGTTCACCATGCCAATTTTCATCTTGTCCACATAACTCACATTTACGTTCTTTTATTCCTTCATCATACAATCTTTCTTTTAAATTTGTCGTATTGTATGTTGAGCCAGATATTAATATTTTTGATAGTGGTGTTTTAATAAATTTATTTGAACGAACATTTCCGTTATTTGTTCCGAAATGTGATATATCAATATTATGTTGATTAATATATTTTTTTATTGTTATTCTATTACCGTATAATTTATTACCATATAATTTAAAGCATGTTTCGGTAGTGCTATTTGATTCTGCAATAATTGCTTTTAATTTATCTATGTCCATAGCAAAGTGTTTTATATAAATACGTGATAGTTCGGCAAAGATAAACAATAATTATCATATAATCAAACATTGCGGTCCCAATGGGATTCGAACCCACCTGTCGGTATTATCCGTTCCGGAGTGACAGTCCGGCAGCCACGCCAAGCAGCTCCTGAGACCAAATTTCCAACATGTCAAAGAACTTTAGACAATCTTTAAAACTTTTCAAACCAAACTTTGCTTGTCCAAGCATTATAGTATTGGTGTTGTCTTGTTGCATAATTACTTCCGATTCTATGTTTGAAGGAAGACCTTATTGCGTGTATAAAATATTTAATCGTTTCCATTTTATTTTTCCTTTAATTGTTTAAAAACAAAAAACCCGACCATTTTGCGACAGTCGGGTTTCTTTATTAAAGAAAGGAGGTTGTAATATCAAAGTATTACCCGACTGTACATAGCTTATCCTCTTCGGCTGCCCATAATAGGACATCCACCATGAGGACTGCCATCAATATGTCGAATAATTTTTTCATTGTTGTTTCTTTTAAATTTGTTGTTTCTTTCATTTAAATACTTGGCAAAGATAGTAAAGTTTTCTTAATTCCAAATATTTTTGCAATTATTTTTTAAAATTATTTTTAATAAATAAAATCAAGCCACATTTTTTTGGCTTTTTCATTATAATTATTTAAACTTCTATGCATTAATTTTTTTAATATACACGAGTGTCGATATTCATACATAAAAATTATTTTTCCTGTAACATCATTATAATCAATTGTTGATGTTTTAAATATTCTTGGCATCCATTCAATTGCTTCGCTAACAAGAATTAACTTATTATTATTTATAAAATCAGCAGTAACAATATTAAAACTTTCACTAAATGATAATTGCATACCAATATCCATTTTTTTAATTAAATGTTGAAATTCTTTATTTTCTTTCCATTCGTGTTTTACAAGTACGTGACGGCTATTAGCAAATAATTCTTCAAGATTTTTTAAAACCGGATTTAATTTAATTTGATGCTCATCATCATATCCGTCTATTTTTGCTAAAGTGACGTGAAAATGTAATGTTTTGCCAAGAATATCTGCTGCCTTGATTGCACATAATGCTTGAAATACAGGATTTTTCAATAATCTTAGTGCACCAAAGCATCCAATATTTATAATATTTGAATTATGTTCTTCATGATTATTATTTTTTTCATGATTAATTGTGATGACATTTGGTAGGTATGTGAAATCATACCCCATTGCATTTGAAAGATATTTAGTGAAAATTTTGTTATTTGGTGCTATGAATAGGTTTGGTCTATTTAATGCTATGTAATCATTTACATATTTTAATGCTAATGTTTCTGCACTTAAATATCCAATATCACTATGTATTCTAATAACCCATTTAATGTTTTTATATTTATTAATTTTGATGAGTTCCTTTAGTTTTTCACCAGTAATCCATAATGCCTCAATAACAACAATATCTGGTTTGTATCCATGAACTTCTTTATCAATACCATTGGCATCGATAACTGTAACTACTTTTGTTTCAATACCTTTTAATACATTCAAAAAATTGGCAATATGTGTTGATGAGTTTATTAAACCATATGATTTAACATTAGTATTGCCATAGAATCTTTTTTTTAGTATAAATAATATTTTTTTCATTGTATTTTATTATAAATACTAAATAAAGATAAACAATATGCTAAATTTTAATTAATATTATGCTTGGAATTACTTGCCGCCTACTTTTGCTATTGCATTAACAGGTATTTTCTTTCCGGCATTAGGTTTAACTTCATCAAGTTCTTTCTTGTCTTTGTGTTCTTCTTTTTCTTCTTCAGGAGTTTCAGACTCTTCGTGTTCGGTAGATTCTTCACCTTCCTTCTTTTCAAAGTTCCACTTTTTCTTACCAGAAGTTTTTTTCATATCGTCATCCTTATCTTCATCTTTGTCAACATCGCCCTTTTTCTTGTCGAAGTTCCATTCTGTAAGAAGTTTAGCGTTTGGTTTGAAATCTGGATTTAATTTAGCCATATTTTCAAATAGCTTTTGTCTGGTATCTGTAGTTTTCATAATATTGAATTTATTATAAATACACAGTAATAATATAAAAGTTTGGTACAGATATTGCTATTTATATATAAACATAAATTTATGAAAAAAATTTTATTAATTATCTGTCTTTTGCTTTTAGCAAGTATATTATCTGCACAAAAGAAAACCAATTATGAAAAGTATTGGCAAGCCAGAGAAGACTCAATTACAAAAAGTCAAACGACTTTAAGTAATAATGCAACAGAAAATCAAATTACTTCTGCAAAGCCAGAATATGATGACCTTTATTATCAACCAGGTAAAGATATTTCAATTGTCAAGAAGCACAAAAAAGTTAATACTGAAGATACTCTTAGGGCAATTGTTGATACTCTCGTAAATGAAAATCCAGACATTAGTATTAATTATATGTACAATGATGACCTATTCTTTTATTCAAATCATTTAGGAATGTTTTATCATGGTGGATTTAATTATTGGCACTATAATCCATTCTTTTACAACCCTTGGTATGATTGGAATTGGAATCCTTATTACGGAAATCCTTGGAGATATGGCAATTTGGGATTTTATGATGGTTATTATTTTGGATATAATTCTTATTGGGGTTGGAATTTTGGTTGGAATTGGTATCATCCTTATTATCATAACAATTATTGGCACGGTCAGCATAATAACTTTTACGGACGTAATAATGGTTTTAATCAACAACCTCAGTATGGTCATAGAGAAAGACCGTCAAACAATCAAATTGATAATAGAAGAACTCAGCCACAAGAAAGAAAAATTACTGGTAGAGACCCTAATAATAGACCCACATATAATAACGAAAGAAGGGCATACACGCCTTCTTATAATAATCCCCGTATGAGTACAAGACCACAATATAATAATACTCGTGTTAATTTGATTCGAGAAAATACTAATAGATATCAGACTAATAGTGTTAGACCAGATGTTAGAAGTCAGCAATATCGTAATACTGAAAATAGAAAAAGCGGTATTCAATCAAATATTCGTGGGTCAGAAACACGTATACCAGTACGCTCATATACCACACCATCAAGAAGTTATGGCGAATCACGTACAATTAACAATAATGGTCAAAATAGTGGTGCTAATAGCAGTAGAAGTTTCAGTGGCTCAAATGGTTCAAGCAATTCAAGTGGTGGCAGAAGTAGCGGTAGTTCAAGTGGTTCGGGTAGTCGTTCAGGAACTTCTGGTACGGGAAGAAGATAATATAAATAATTGGTTTTTTTGTTTTTACAATTGTTTTGCTGTAGTCGTTTTACAACTGTAACTGTATTTATATTAAAACGAATTGGTATGAAAGAGAATAATGGAAATGTTTGGACACTTGAAGCACTTAAAGAGCATTATGAAGCATTAATAAAACTTCAAAATGATGACTTTAACCAACTGCTTAAAGAGCGTGATGAAAGAATGGTTCAGAGGTATAATTCAATGGAATTGGCAGTTAATAAAGCAGAAGTTGCCACTGAGAAACGTTTCGAAGGTGTTAATGAATTTCGTGCACAACTTGGCGACCAATCGAGAACACTTATGCCACGTATTGAAACCGAAGTTTTGATTAAGAATATAAATGATAAAATTGAAACATCAAATAAAAGCATAAATGATAAAATTACAGCATTAACGACCAAAATAGAAAAGACCGAAAATGTAAAAGCGGGTGGAAGTGCTATGGTTGCATATATTATTGCAGGAATATCGTTAATTATAACCGTTATTACACTTTTGGCAAAATTTGGTGTTATAAAATAAATAATAATTTAAAATTAAAAACAAAAAAATGGAAAAAGGAATTTTAACAGCAGTACAGGAAAAGGAATTAGCAGTAATGCTTGATGACTTGGTAAAACTTAAAGGACTTTGGGAACTTGTCGATGGATATGTTTTTAAAGTTGTAATTACACTTTTAGACGATACAGTTATCGATAAGATAAAAGAAGACATTAAAGTTAAATTAGCTGCTCTTGTGGATGCAGTAATGGCAAAAGACGTTACATTAGCAGAACAATTAGCAACAGATATTGTCAATGGTTTAATTGATATTCCCGGTCTTGATGAAGATGCCGAAGGACTTATTTTTGGTGGAATTATTCAATTAGTTGTTGGTGCTATTTTAGCTAAACTTCAGTCTATTAAAGGTGAACAGATTACTTTGAAATTGGCTAAACCTCAGATAATTAAAGGTCAACCAATTACTCCGAAATCAGCTAAGAAATAGTAGTAATAACTATACTATGTATTATTTTGTATAAACTTCCGATTTTCACCGGAAGTTTATTGTATTGAAATTAATTAATAAATGTAATGGCAAACGCAAAAGTTAAGGATGAATTCGACTTAGAAGAAATCAATGAGGACAAAGAATCTAAAGCAACAAAATTATTTAAAAAAATTCTTTGGTATGCAGGTGCTATAATTGTTGTTGTTCTTGCTATAGGCGGCAGCATTCAATTTCTTGTTAAAAAAGGTATTGATAAAAATGCGAGTACCGAAAAACTTGAAATTATTATTAATACTCAATTAGCGCAAAAAAAACTAAGCGATTCAATTCTTGTTAATGTTAAAGAAATTAAAGAATTGGTAAAAGAAAATACTGAGACTGTTGAAGGGTTAAGTAATAGTTATGTATTGTTTATGCAAAACAATAAATCACTTAGTAAGGATGACTTTCGTAATTACATGGAAGGTGTAACCTGGGAAAGTAAAAAAAAAGCGGTAACTGAACCTATTGAAGTCAAGGAGGATACGAGCAAATATAGAGGTCATATTATAGTAAATAAATTGGATAAAAAATAAAAAATAAAAATGGAAGAAATAACTGGTGGTACTCAAAATTATGATGATATTCAATGGAATGAAAAAATGTCATTGAATGCGTTTGATGTGGCTTTTATAAAAAATATGTTCAGTCGCCAAGATAATATAAAAGAAGCATTTATATCGAATTTGTTGAGAGATAATTACAATGTTCTTGTTAATAAAATTATTAATGAATTAAACACTCGTGAAGAACATACTTTTGATGCATTAAAATATCAAGAAACTAAGGTACAAGATGCTTTAAGACTTCAAGAAGGCAAAGTAAGAGATGCTTTAAAAGAACAAGAAGGTAGAATTCTTGCAAGAGTTCATACACAAGAAGATAAAGTTCTTGCGGCATTAGAGGCACAAGAAGATAAAGTTCTTGGTGTTTTGACTGTACAAGAAGGCAAAGTTCTTGGCGCATTGGGAGTACAAGAGGGTAAGGTTCTCGATGCGGTTAGAAATCAAGAAGATAAAGTTCTTCATGCTTTAGGAAAACAAGAAGGTATTGTTTTTGGCGTTTTGGCTGTGCAAGAAGGTAAGGTTCTTGATGCTTTGGAAGTACAAGAAAAAAAGGTTCTTGATGCTTTAGATAAGCAAGAAGGTAAAGTTCTTAATGTTTTAAACGGAAACGGCAAAAAATAAAATGCATGAAAGATTCTGCTAAAATACTTCTATTGGATAACTCTGAAATCCAAGCAGAGTTGATTTCTAATTTATTGAAAAACAACGAATATACCACAGATATATTAATTGCAAGCGATAGAAAATCCTTCATTTCTATATTAGAAAACAATAAGATTGATGTGATGATATGTAGTCATGTTTTACCTGAAGGATTTAATTCTTTGGAAGCATTTAGGCTTGCAAAAAGCACATATCCAGACATTTTGTGTATTCTGCTTTCAGGTACAATTAATGATGAATTTGCTATTGAGATACTTAAAGAAGGATTTGATGATTATGTCAATAATGACCATTTATCTTTTTTACCGTTTTCAATTGAAAATGCGTATTTAAAAAATCTGTATAGGGATGAAGTGGCTAATTTGGAAAATGTGAACAAAGAATTAGAAAGGTCATATAAGATAATTGAAGAAGAAAAGAAGACCATAACCCAAAGCATTATATTTGCGGCAAGAATACAAGCACTAACACTCCCAAAAATTGATTTCTTATTAAAAAATTTTAGTGAAGCATTTGTATTTTATAAACCCAAAGATATTGTTAGTGGTGATTTTTATTGGTTTGCCGAAAAAAATGGCAATATTATTGTTGTTGTTGCTGATTGTACGGGACATGGTGTGTCTGGTGCGCTATTAGCAATGCTTGGCAGTAATTTCTTAAATGAGATTTTGGCAGATGAAACTTGTACCAATAATCCTACAGACATATTAACCAGGCTTGATGCGCATATTTGTAAAGTATTAAATCAGTCATCCGGTGATGGATATCAAGATGGAATTGATTTAGCATTGATATCAATTAATAAAACCGAAAAGAAAATATATTACTGTGGATGCCAGAGGTCATTATTATATTTGATGAAGGGCGAGAAAAAGATTACCACATATAAAGGTAATCCATATTTAGTTGGCGGTGTAGATTATAGAATTGAAAAAATATTCCCTACACAAGAAATTAAATATGAAACTGATGATGTGATTTACATGTATAGTGATGGTTATGTTGACCAATTTGGCGGGAAAGAAAATAAAAAGTTATTAAAAGATAATTTCTTCACGTTATTAAATTCTTTTCAGCATCTTGGATTGGAATATCAGTGTCAATTACTCGAACAAAGATTATTAAGATGGAAAGGCACTAACGACCAAACTGATGACATATTAGTGCTTGGTATTAAACTTTAAATACGCTTATTTGTAGATAAGATAAAAATATCTCCCGATTGGTCTATATTATAAACCTTAAAATAGGTTTCGAATAATGACTTAATGTTCATACTTCCTGCAGGATTCATTGAATGAATCAAAATATCTGCAGGAAGTTTTTTATTGTTGTCAATACAATAGTCAATAAGCCACTTGGCACAATGGTATCCGGTCTTTTCGTCAAACATGTCGTAGATTTGTTCATACGATTCAGTACCAACAATTTTTGGGTCATAATGTTCATCAGCAAGGTCGTGGTCGAAACTAATAATATCCGGAATACCTTTACCTTCAATTATCTGTACAAAGGCATAGTAATTCCTGACGATGGACCAATCGACTGAAATATAAATTGGAAGTTTCATGTAGTCGAAGGTATCCTTCGGCATCCGAACATCGTCTAAGAATAAGTTGTATCCCATAATTATTTAAGTATTTCATTTAAACTATCTCTGAGCATTATTGCCATGCTCTTGGTCATAAGAATCTGATTATCATACCAATCAAAACCCCATGTGAGTTTTATAACTGGTTCGCCCTTTTCTATTTTATCTGTTACTTCGGGATTGACGACCCAATAAATATCGGTCTTCGGGTCAATCTTTATAAATCCGTTTTCATCTGCTTTTTCCATAATTCATGTGATTATACGTAAATAAATACAAAATGTTACAATTAATTGTCTTTTTAAAATTTTAACCGTATTTATTTAAATAATTCACGAAGTTAAAAAAATAAATTATGAAAGCAAAATATTTAAAGGAAAATTTCGAACCCATAGTTAAATGTTCAAAGAATTACACTGAAGTTTTACAAAAAATGGGGTTGGGTATTAAAGGCAATTCAAGACCGATATTAAAAAAATACGTAAAACTATATAACATTAATATTTCTCATTTTGAAACTGATGTGGAAAGATATTCAAGAACAAACAGTAAATTAAATGATTCTCGAAGATTTCTTACAAGTAAAATATTAGTGTCGGGGTCAACATATACAAATGTGGGTAATATTAAAAATCGTTTGTATGAAGAAGGATTAAAAGAACGAATTTGTGAAAAATGTGGACAAGACGAAAATTGGCACGGGGAACACATGAGTCTGATACTTGACCATATAAATGGTCGTAATTCGGACCATCGTTTAGAAAACTTACGAATTTTATGTCCTAACTGTAATTCAACATTACCGACACATTGTCGTTGTCGTAAAAAAGTTGACCTTGTAGGACTCGAACCTACACTCGCCTGAATCAAAATCAGATGTGTTAACCAATTACACCAAAGGTCAATGTTTTGCAAAGATAATAATAAATACGACAATTCAAAGAACATTTAGTAGTCCCTGTAAGATTCGAACTTACAAACCCGTTGGGGTGTCAGCTTCAAAGACTGATGCAATGACCATTCTGCCAAAGGACTATATTGAGTGATGCAGGTGCTCTAACCGTGTGGGTTGATTAGATATCTTTTAAACCCACGGCACTGGATTACCAGGTTTTTTATGTTCATCACTTTTGTTGTCTCAGCAGGAGTCGGACCTGCACTCTTTTGATTCAGAGTCAAACATGTTAACCATTACACCACGAGACAATATATCACTTATATACGTGATAATTTAAAGTCAGACTTTATTTTATCATGTATTTTTAAGTTCTTCCCTAATAACCCTTTTGTCAACAGTTCTGCGTATTTTGGCGGTGAAAGATTTACCCCATTTACGCATGTGTGCTGCCCATTCGCCATTAAGGAAGGCATTTTGTTTGTTACCCTTTTTCATAATATCACATTTTTGGCAATTTTATTAATTTATTGCCGATTTGGGGTGAGCGACAAGATTTGAACTTGCGACTACCAGAACCACAATCTGGTGTTCTACCAACTGAACTACGCTCACCATATGGTCGGGATGGCAAAACTCGAATTTGCGACCTGATGCTCCCAAAGCACCCATTCTAACCAACTGAACTACACCCCGAAAATTATCGTATTTTCAATGCATAAATACTAATTATGCTATCTACACACGATATTTTTAAATTATCGTATTTTTAAACGATATTTTGGTGCTAAATGGGAATCGAACCCACGAAACCCTGATTCACAGTCAGGTGAAGAATGCCAACATCTACACTTAGCACAGTAGAGTAGGTGAGATTCGAACTCACGAGTTCTCCACATCCCAAATGTGGCGGGGTGACCAACTCCCCAACTACTCTGTTTTTATTTTACTATATTGAGCATTATTGAAAAAGTAACTTAATGTAGATTTGCTTGTATTATATTTATCACATAATTGTACATATGTAAATCCATTATTTCTATCATTAATTATTTCTTTTACTGTATTATCGTTAAAACGTCTAACATAGTTAGTAGCATTAACTGCTCTTTTAATTCTTGTTTCTTTTGGAATATCACCCATGTTTTCAATATGTGTTCCAATACCGATGTTAATCCATGAATTATTTAATGAATTATCATCTAAATGTCTTATTTCAATACCTTCTTTAAATATTTCATCACCGAATTTCAAATAACCAATAAATTTGTGTACGGCAATTGTTACTCTTTCACCATAAAATCTAATAGTAAAATTATATCTATTTTGATTTGATTTACGTAATGCAATTTTCTTTTTTGATGAAAATATATTGCCATTCATATCAGAATGGTATCCTTTTCTTTTTGCCTCAAATAAAACATCTTTTATATTTCTCATACATTTATTTTTTGTAAATATATAAAAATTAATCGTATCATGTCAAAGAACTCGTTAAATTTTTAGTCAATCTTTCGATTGTGCAGTAGTTACCACGTGCAGGTAATTTAACTTCAACTACTTCGGGCGGGTGGGGTTCGAACCCACGGACGACACTACCTTTGTGCCGTCACTGGTTTCCAAGACCAGCAGCTTCATCCACTCGCTCACTACCCGATATATCAAAAAACAAAAACCCCATCCTTGCGAATGGGGTTTCATGTCTAACCTTAAAACTTCTTTTTGATAAAAAGATTTAAGCATAGCTTCCCCATTCAGACATCTGTGGATGTTGCTGCGGTTGGGGTTGTATGTTTGTTAATCTTTTCATCTTCTTCAAAACATTTATTAAAACAAAATCCTTGCAAATATATGCATTAAAATTATAAATACAAGCAAATATCAATTTATTTTTAAAATATTTTTATTTTTTTATCTATAGCCAAGTGCTTTTAAGGCGTTTTCGACATCCATTCTTGCTCTTTGAATCGTCATGTTACCTGCTTGTGGTGTATATCCTAAGTATTGAAACCAACCTTTAAATGCTCCTGCAAACTTTTCGGGAGTATTGATTTGCTTTAATGCAGGTGCAATAGTTTTATATGTACTATCGGCATAAGTAACATCTGGTTGCTGACCATATTGTTGTGTTGCAGTGCTTGTAGCTGCAACAGGTTGTAGTTCTTGTAAATTTTGCTCTTCTTGCATTTTAAACTCAGGATTCAGTTTTCCCATGTTTTCAAAAAGCAGTTGTTTAGTATTTTTCTTAGCCATAATTGCCAATTTTATATAAATACTTCTATAATGACGTAAGTTATAATGACATCAAAATTATTGTTTTTTTATTGTTATTTTTTTATTAAAATAATTGTAATTTTGCACGACTTTTTTATGTATTCCTTATATTTATACTAAACAAAAAATAGATGAACGAACAAAATTTACAACCGTCTCAAAATGAATCAGAATGTAGTGATGATTATCCTGCGAAATGCAAGGATAGTAAATCCTTGCTTCAAAAAATTAAATTAAAACTTTTTATTGACGAGAATTTTAAAGGCAGTACCCTTGAAAATTGGAATGATTGGAAATGGCAAATTATAAACAGTATTACCAACACCGAAAAACTTATACAAGTATTGAGTAAGAAAAAGAACGGTACTATTATTGATATGCCAGTAAATCATTTACCATTTAGAATAACACCGTATTTTGTTTATTTATTGGATACACTATCTGCGGACCATCCATTATATAAAACAATTATTCCTACGGTAAGTGAATTAAATCAGATTAAAGGTGAGAAAGAAGACCCTCTCGATGAAGGAAAGTATTCGCCTGTTCCAAATATTGTTCATCGATATCTCGACAGGGCATTATTTTTGATTACGAACTTTTGCAGTACTTATTGTAGGTATTGTACGAGAAGTCATATGGTTTCAAAAGAAAACCATATAACCGCAACAAAATCTCAATGGGAATTGGGTTTTCAATATATTGAAAGTCATTCCGAAATTCGTGATGTAATTGTTTCTGGTGGTGACCCTTTGACTTTACGTGACGACCAAATAGAATACATATTACATAGATTACGTAACATAAAACATGTAGAAATAATACGTATTGGAACTAAAGTACCCGTAGTTCTGCCTATGCGTATAACTCCAGAGTTGATGAATATCTTGAAGAAGTATCATCCGCTTTACATGAGTATACATTTCAGCCATCCTGACGAACTTTCGGAAGAAACTCGATTGGCATGTAACATGTTGGCTGATGCAGGCATTCCATTGGGGTCACAGAGCGTTTTATTGAAAGGGATTAATGATAATATAGAAACCTTCAGAAGGCTTAATAAGGGTTTGCTTAGTGTTCGTGTTAGACCATATTACATATATCAATGCGACCCAATTCCCGGCTCTTTACACTTCAGAACATCAATACAGACAGGACTTGATATTATTAAGGGATTACGTGGCTTTACAAGTGGATATGCAGTACCGCAATACGTAATTGATGCACCTGGTGGCGGTGGTAAAATTCCACTTTTACCTAATTATGTAAAAGAAATTCGAGACAATGAAATAATATTAACCAACTATCTCGACATGGAGTATTCCTACCCCCTATAAAAAAATTGCACCCCGCTTTATTGGGGTGCAACTATCCTTTTAAATTTCAATCAGTTAGGTCTTAAAAATTTTACGTAACCACTAACAGGCAATAAAATTTAAAAATCATTCCTGATTTTTCAGACGTAACTTAATTCAGTAATTAAGCAATGACTTTCCCATATAAATACTTTTAATTATAGGTTCTGCCTATCTTTTATACAAATATATTAGTATTTATTAGCAAATAAACTTTGATGAAAAACAAGCAACTCATTAAAATAATAAATGAAGAAATTTCGGAATTCGATTTTTTGGGCAATGAACAATATGTCAAAGAAGAAGAAGGTGTTAATGTAATTAAAAACGAAGAATTTCAGAAACAATTTATTTGCGATTTACTTTTAAAACGAAAAGAAAAAATAAAAACATTGCAAGTAGTTCAATCAGAATTTGGCGATAATTGGGAAGAAAGGGAATATATGACCATTGATTATATTATTGAATTGGCATATACTTATGATACTACCAAAGAACCAGCGAAATTAGGGCTGCAATTAAAGGGTGACAGAATTGGGTATTCTGAAGATAGCGATTACGACCCAGGTAAATTGATGGGTACTATGCCTGATTCGACTCCACCATCTGGCGGTAATTGGTTTAATCAAATAGATTGGGATGCTATTGACGTTGAAATGTTTTCAATTGAAGAAGGATTTGAGGGTGATAAAATTGAGTTCTCTGCATTTGAACATGCGCCAAAAAGAATTCAACATTTATTTCTTAGAGACATGTTAAGTGATTTTATTAGTCATGGGGCGGGAAATGACATGAAAACACCTGCAGATTATGATAATGCTACGAAAGTAGGATATTGCTAATATTTTAATTACCATTTTTTTAATTTGCACTGTGATTTAGGACTTCGGACCTTTGCTGGCATATAACAGCCACACATTGCACACGATTTATTCTTTTTGAATTTACCACATTCATTAGCGACACAAATAGCAATTCTTTTTTTAGCAATTGCTTCAACATCAAGATTGGGAAATGCGAGATTTTTCCACCCTTCATAAATTTCTTCTAATTGACCCATATTATCTATAAATTATTCTACCGCCTTTAGTTACTCTCATATTTAAAGACGGATTAAGTTTCATTTCAATAAGTGCATTATGAAGAATCTCTGATGGAGTCAAACCCCGATTGTAAACTCTGAGTTTTTGAATACCACCAATAAATGATTCATCAAAATTCTGTTCAATCAGCAAATCATTTTTTCTTGGGTCTTGTACTAATATGTCTGCTCCCGTATATGTGAAGTCATTCACGTATATTGGCATGTTTAAATTAAATTCTTGTTTACTTTCAAGTAATAATCCAATATATACAATTTGTTGTCCGGAATTTTCTTTGGTTCTGAATACTGCTTTAAGCGGTTTCCAACCATTTGTACCCGTTACAACATTACCATATATTGTATTATCATACATCAAATAATTTTCTGGTGGTGCAAAGCCAAAGAATATTGCATCTTGTACTGCCACAGGAAGACCCGTAGCACCATAATACATAACACCATCAGTATATATGTACTGATAGTCTTGCCTGTCGGGAAACGGGTGTAATTTACCGCCATACAAATCTAATAGGTCGGTAGCAGTAAGAGGATTTGAATATCTTACTTCGTCAACAATATCAATATCGACAGTACCATATACTATAATAGTTGCTTTATTAATTATTTCATTACCATTAATATCATACGTCTTAAAAAATCCAGAATCAAAAAATGACATATCTATCTCATAATCTCTATTTGAAAGAACTGTAATCGGATGATTGAATTTGATAAAATATTTGTTTGCAGTTCCACCAGTATTTCCCGTAGTTCCAGTATATTCAATACGCATTACTGTTGTTGGATGAATAATTGTTGGGTCACATTTATCTATCCTGCTAAACGTATTGCTGTCTGCACTAAGTGCCAATCCTGGAAGATATGTACTTCCTGTTGGAGGTATATAGCATTCTGTGGGAATTGGGTCAGCTTCTACAAAGAAATTGTCTTCAATGTATTGTGTATCTTCACCTGTATATATTTTATATTTCTGATAATCGTAATGCCATGAATGTCTTAGACCAAATGAGCCACCACCCCAACTAATTGAGTACGGTACACCGATTTGTTTTTCTTTTTGGTTTTTTAATGCATGAAAGAAATATTCTGGAAAATCCCTAAGAATCCATTGTGCTCTGCCATTAACATAAAATATCATTTTACCCATTCTTTGCGGAGCACATAAAAATAATTCATAATCAGTATAGGTAATTATATCATTTGGCAAAAATGATATTGCTATCATGGTCCAGCCAGTGGTGGGAAAAATTTGTGTTGGACTAATGTTTTGAACAATTAAACCTTCATTATCGATGTACTTATATCCCAAGTGTTTTTCTGCTGTTAAAAAGAATGCAATTGCATTACCTTTAATATTGTCAATTGGTGGAAATTCTTTATATTCCACTTTTTTTCTCATGCTCCAATCAGCAAATGCGAGTCTATTTACATCAGTTTTATAAAACGCATCTAAGTAATTGTTTTCGCTTGAATTAACGCCACTGACACCAGTTCCACTGATTGTAGTTCCACTGATTGTATTCTCAATAATACTTGTTCCACTAATTGTTGTTTCACCACTAAAATACGGATTATATTTGTCTTCTGCACGAAGTCCCATCATATAAAATATGCCTTGAGAATCTGGTTCTAATTTAACAAGTGTTTCAATCGTAATACCATTATTATATCTTGATGGTAATAAACTGAAATTGTATCCGTCTAATTTAAAAAATCCTTGTAGATATCCACCATTAAGTTCGAAGTAATTACCAAATGTACTTGTTGTTATACCACTTATAGAATATCCATTATATTTCGTTGTTGCAGTATAACCACTTGTATTATTGCTTGTGGGATTTTGAATTACATTATAGCCAATCCTATACATTGAAAATAATGTGTCTTTTGGCGTTAATGTTATGCCACTCCACATAATATTTGTTCTGCCATTATCGAACTCGGTTAGACCAAAATCAATAAGATTAATATTGTCAGATACAGCACCCGCCCATTTGGTTAAACTAAATGCAGTAAAACCAGTGTTTAAATCCCATGATTTTAACTGAGTTAAATCAATTTGTATTGCTAAATTATCTGTAATTATACCATTTAGGCACTCTAAATTCATTTTAATTAATTTCTTATAAATAGTTTTATTTTCTATTAAAAATACCATTTAAACATTGTGAACTACTAATAATAGTTTCTTAGGCTGAACGAGTAATCTCGTTCATATCTCCATAAGCGTGAATTTCGGCAGTTCCTGCCGTATTATTTTTTAAAAAAGCAAAATGTTTGATGTTATTTGCTGCCAATAAATCCCTGTCATGAGTAACACTACAACTTTTACATGTCCATGTCCTATCGCTTAGTTTTAATTCTTTATTTATAACACCACAACTACACATTTTACTACTTGGCTCAAACTGACCTATTTTTAATACATTACAACCATACCATTCAGCTTTATAATCAAGTATTTCATTAAATTTACCAATAGCAATGTCATTTAATGCTTGTGCCAACTTATGATTTTTAATCATATTACAAGGTTTTAATGTTTCTAAACATAATGTATCGTAATTAGTTGTTAAATAATGTGTTGTTTTATGTAAGAAATCCAAACGTTTATTAGCCACTTTTTCATGTAAAATTGCTAAATTTTTAACAGATTTTTTATAATTATTACTTCCGTTTATTTTTTTGCTCATTTTACGATGTGCTTTTTTTAAATTATTAAGTGACTTACGTAAGTATTTAGGATTTTTAATTTCAACACTATTAGATAATGTTGCAAATGTTTTAATACCCAAATCAATACCAATTGCTTGACTTTCACAAATTGGTTTTTTTATTGGATTATTTTCATTTAATTCAACTAAAATTGATATAAAATATTTATCTGTTGATGTTTTGTTTATTGTTGATGTTTTTATTTTACCTTCGAATTTTCTGTGTAGTATAATTTTAATCGATTTTTTAAATTTAGGAATATCAATAGTATTATTCTCAAAATTAACTATTGTACTTTGTGGTATTGAAAAAGTTTGACGGTTATTCTTTTTTGATTTAAATTTAGGAAATCCCTTTTTTTCTTTAAAAAACTTAGTAAATGCTTTATCTAAATGAACCAATGATTCTTGTAATGATTGAGAATTAACTTCCTTTAACCATTTAGTATCTTCAGATTTCTTTAGTATTGGTAATTCTTTTTTAATATCAAACATTGACAATCCTTTACCTGTTTCTTGATATGATTTAATTTTTTTCTCTAAACCATAATTATATATCCAACGAGAACAACCAATATGTCTTAATATTAATTCTTGTTGTTCATTATTTGGATATATCCTATATTTAAATGTTTTATATTTCATATCAATAATAAATACGAATAATTTTATAAAAATTTAGAGAAATGTTAATTATTTTCTAAAATATTTTATACTTATAAGTCATTTTAGAAAATTAATTAAATATGATTGTGTTAATACTCATGCATTTTAATTAATAGTTTTGTATTTATAGAAAATATCATTATAGAGATAAAAAATATATAACATGGCAATTTCTGAAGATAGTAAACAAAAAATGTTTATATTAATGGCAAAATTAAACCCGACTTTTAAAAAAAGAGAGGTTTTAAACGAAGACGAAGATAAATGGATTCAAGGGGCAGTCAATCCAGAGCATAAAGGTTATTGTACTCCAATGACTAAACCAACCTGTACGCCTGCACGTAAAGCATTGGCAAAACGTTTTAAGAAAGGTGTTGAAAATGAAACATATGGTACACCCGACCCGCTTGGAAAATCTATGGCTAAACCAATTCAAGAAGAAATTGGACTTAAAGAAGCAACTGGACCAGATTCACCAATTCATGCATGGGTAATGTTTGGTTATAATTTTTCGCCAGATTTCATTGAACAAGTATGGCAGAATGAGCAGAATATGGTACAGCATTTAAAACCTAAATTTGATTCGTTTTACAAGCAATATGGTGCAGATGCAGTAATGAATCGATTCTATGCTGAACTTGATGGCAGCAATCAGAAAAAATTAGAAGATTGGGTATTGGCTAAACAAATTAGTGAGGAAGAATTAGGTGGAGAGCAACAGCCAGTTGATATGCAACAACCAAGCGAAAAATTTCGTGCAGAAGTAACTGGAAAGGGTGAAAATGTTTGGTCGACAAATGCAATGGAATATAATACAGAAGAAGAAGCAAAAAAATGGTTAGATGGTTTATCTGGTCGTTGGTTTGGATATGATATGGGTCGTGTTGTTCCAGTTTCAACTCCGAAAGGGCAACCAGTGGATATAAAAAATGATATTATTTATCAAAATTTTAGAAGGTAATTATGAAAAAGCACACTAAAGAAAGATTACTTGAAATAATGCAAAGGGTTGACCCTTCATTTACAAATGAGGGCGTTAATCTTAATATGTTTTATCGACCAACCGAATATAAGAAAAAAGCAGAGGAAATTAAATTACAAATTGATAAACTATTCAATGAAGAAGAGTTTGGTGATATTGATACTTTATATAGGTTATTAATAAAAAGAAATAAGCCAATTGCACAAGCATCACCACAAGAATTACAAGAAATTTTTGATGCTCTCGGAAGAAATGAGAATGTTGAAGAAAATCAAGAGGTTCTAAATGAAAGACTTGAGACTTTTGCAAGCAATATTCATTCGGAAATTAGTAAAATTCCTGGACTTAAAAGACTTAATTTATGGTCAACTGCAAACGGCTTTGTTGGATTATATAGGTATGAGAAAGACGGAAATGCATATGAAATAGAAATACGCCCTGTACAAGTCGGACAAAATAAAGCAATGTGGGGCAATCAGATTAAAAAAAGAGAAGATAGAAATGGACATCAAGAGTAATCCAAGAAAATGGAGTTCTAAATATTGGCAACAGAACGACATTTCTGATGTGTTAAAAGAAGTGATTGAACCAGAGGCAGTTGATGTATCTACAATTAAAATGAATGATACGCTTTGCTCTATGATTTGGGAATCAGATGAAAAACTGAAACCCGAAGTAAGAGAGGTATTGCTTAAAAATGCCAAAAGGTTTATTGAGTTTTCTGATGTTGAAGGCTTAAAATTTAATGATATTGTATTGACAGGCAGTCTTGCCAATTATAATTATACTGAAGATTCTGATGTTGATGTTCATATTATAATGGACTTTAATCAGATTTCTGAGAATAAAATTTTTGTTGGTGAATTTTTAATGTTGAAGAAAGCATTATGGGCAGAAAAACTTCCAATACAGGTTAAGGGTCATGATGTTGAAATGTATTTTCAAGATGCTAATGAGCCACATCATTCTTCGGGTGTATATTCTCTTGCTAAAGATAAATGGATTAGAAAACCCATAAAAAAAATTGTCAATGTTGATATGGCAGACGTACAGTTAAAAGCGGCAGATTTAATAAATAATATTGATGAACTTGAAGACGATAAGGACAGTGAGGAGTTTTTAAAAAAATATGAACAGTTAAAAAATAAAATAAGAAAATACAGGCAAACCGGACTTGATAGTAGTGGTGGTGAATTTTCTGTGGAAAATCTTGTATTTAAGATATTAAGGCATTCAGGATTTTTGAAGAAGATGACAGAAATGAAGAATGAATACTTGGTAGATGAATTAACCTTAGACGAAATTAACGAATAATACGATGAAAAGATTTATACTAACAGAGGCTCAATTGAGGGAGTACGTAGAGAACAAGAAAGCCGAAAAAGTTTTTTATGAAATTGTTGAGAGTATTCATAAAAATCAGAAGTTTCTTAAGGAAGATGTTTCGCATAAAAAGGCAAATCAATCTATAATTCATAGATTTATGGGTAAAAAACTTATTAATCAAAGAGTAGCTGAAATGCTTATTAAGTATAAAATTACTGATGAAACTGGTCAAATTATCTAAGTTTCTTAATTTTTCGTTCTAAATAAAGTATTTATAAAAAAGTTTAATAAAATAACGACATTAATAAAATCATAGTCAAATGGCAAAACATACAAATAAAGAGGCATATTTCGAAAGACTAAAGAATTTAGCTGAAGTAAATAAGCCAGCACTCAAAGAATCCAAAATACGTAACTTAGGCAGTCTTATTGATTATAAGAGGGCAGCCGATGGCATTGCATATGGTATTGTTAAGGAGAATCACAATTACTTCCTTAAGGTTGGTGGTACAAAACAAGACCCTGATGTTGCAGATTTTGCATACATTGGTGGATTGGCAAACATCACTGGTTTTAAATATCCTTCATTAGCTGAAGCCGATAAGCAAAGAAATATGATTTTTCATACTATCAATGAAGCCAGTTCAATGAAAGTAGATAAGAACGGTAGCAAAAGGAAAAAACTTAATGAGGACAGGGCAGGTGAAGAAATCGACCAAGCTGTAAGCAAGGTTGGTGATTTAGATGCTGCTACAAGTGCTGAAGCAATGCCTCCTGCTGAACCAGTTTCTGGTCCTGAAGGTGGTGATGAAATGGCTGCTGGATTAGGCGCAAAACCTACAGATAAAACATCTGCAGAAGAACCTTCACCAGAAGGCGAAGTGCCTCCTGCAGAAGATAGTGTTCCTGCGCCTGAAGGCGGTGAAGAATTGCCATCTGCTGATGATACGAGTGAACCTGCACCTGAAGGTGATGAAAATCCCGATGGTGAAGATACGGGTGAACCTGCACTTGGTGGTGATGAAAATCCTGAAGGTGAAGAAGGTGCTAAAGATGAAATCAAATCGGATATTGGCAAAATTGGTGAAAAGGTTCAAGATAAAACTCTTGACGATAAAAAGGTTGTTGACTATGTTAATATGTTTCTTGGATATTTCAAAGATAATTTTGTTGATATGCCAATTGAAGACCGTAAGGAATTAGCAAAGAAAATACTTGAAGTTACTAAAGACCAAAACATTGATGACCTTGAACAAACAATGCCATCAGAGCCAGTAACAGCAGACGGTGCTGCAGGTGGTGTTAAAGAAGAAGAACAACCTTGTGCAGAATGTGGTAGCTTACCAGAATATGCAAAATCAAGAGGTTATGATACTGCACAGTCTTTCATGGAATGTGGCGATGAAGAAAAGGCAAACGTAATTAGCGGATATGCAAATGCTCATAATGACGGACAAAATGATGGTGATTTTAAAACTGTTGCTATTGTTATTACTCCAGAAATTCTTGAAAAACTCAAGGGTGATTACGGTCATGATGAATATGCAAATCAAGTTGAACCACTTGCTAATGAAATGAATGAATCATCAGATGAAGATAAAATGGCACAACTCAATGAACTTTGGGGTAGTGAAGGTGCTGTTGCAGAAACAGTTAATGGTATAGACCCTTCAAATACTCAAGTTAGTGAACCTAACATGCTCAAAGAAACTGATAAAAAGGTCGCTCCCGGAAATAGAGTGGTTAGCGAACCTAACATGCTTAAAGAAACCAATAAAAAAGTTGCTCCAGGAAATAAAGTAGTTGGTGAACCTAACATGCTTAAAGAAGAGGATGACGAATTGGAAAAACCAGAAGGTCTTGAAGCAGGTGAAACTCCCGCAGAAGAAAAGACTGAACATGAACCAGGTGGAGAAGAATTTGGTGGAGAAGAAACTCCTGCAGCAGACGGTATTAGTTTTGCTCCAGAAGGTCAAAGTCTTGGCGTAGGAACAATTAAACCTGATGGCGCAGGCGTTGAAATTTCAATTGAACCCGATAAAACTGTTAACATCAGCATGAATGAAAGCGAAGTAAAATTAAGAAAATATGTTCGCATGAAACTTGAAGAACTTGCAGGTAAAAGAAAACCAAGTTTGAACGAAAGTAAAAAATCTCCTGTATTGAAAAAACTCGATGCAGTAATTGCTGAACAATTCAAACTATATGAAGGTGTAATACTTAAAAAAAAGGGTAAACTAACAGAAGGTGCTGTGAATGAAATTTTAGGATTTAGCGTTGCGGAAAAATTTGCAAAGTTAGACCCGAATGATGAAGCAGGTGTTAAGGCACTATTTCAAGAAGCATTCAAAAATATTCTCATGAATCCTCATATGAGTGTTATTGGTGATAATGCAAAGAGAGCAACTACTGCTGAAAAATATAATCTTATTAAACAATATGTTGAAGGTAATGGTGGTACATTGAGATTAGATAAAGCAGGTAGACCAATTTATATGTCAAAACAATATCAAAGTACTGGAATTCAAACACCACAAGGTGGTGGTAGCACAGGATTACGTGGTATATAAGTTAAATTAATGTAATAAATAAAAAAACCCGAAGAAATTCGGGTTTTTTTGTAACATTTTGTTATAGTATTACGTATAACAGACAAAACTAATAATATGAAACAGAGAAATTATCAATACTTGAAGTTCAATAGAACTTACACTGGCGGGTCAAAAGAAAAAGAACTCGAAATTTTTAACCATGTACAATATGGTAATAATGAATGCGATTGGATTGAATATCGCAGAATTTTATTTCCTTATCTCGAAGATGTGATGCATATCAATTTTTCCCGTTCACTTGCAAGTAAAGTTTTAAGTTATATTCTTTTAGGACTTTCCTTCCTTACAATATTTTTACATGTTCAAGCACTATCAATAATTATAGTTTTATTATCAACATTTTTCTATGTTTTACATAAATTTTTCGAAAAGAAAACTACGGAAACCCTATCCTCATATAACATGTCAGTTAGTATTGTAAAAAACGAAATAAAAAACATAACGGGTTTAGATATTTGACTGTATTTATAGGAAACTCACAGTATGGAATCTGATGACAAGAAACTCAAGTTGATTTATGTGTTGAAAATAGGCTATAATTCTAAAGATGAGGGGTTATATGAGTTTATTTTTTCTACGGATGAAACTAACGTAGATATTGAGGCATGGTGCTGGGACTTAGAACCCGCTTGTAATAATGCATTACCGCCAACCGAAGAATTTATTAATGCAATTTTTAATCTTAAGACCAAATCTTTTGACTTATTTTGTTTACATGAAGCAGTTGATAGACCGTATATGCATGGTTATAATACAATTCATGCTCTTGCATATGAAATTGAAAAACAGGGTGATACAAGTAATGGCTTTGCTCAATATGACAGCATGTTTGCTAAAGACGAAGAAAATGCACCATTATTGGTTTTTCATTACGGTATGTCGTTGACGAGAGTTAAGGATTTACTTTATGCACGTAAAATTATATTGAAAAATAACGAATTTGTTGAAACCTCTTCGTTGAAATTAGAATAACTACGTATTTATAATTGCCCATCTTACCAGATTCGGAAGAAGCGGGTTATGGAGCGTGATACATCAAGATATGTACCACGCTTTGCGGTTTTATACATATATGAGTATTTATTGTAAATATTTATATATGAGCGTTAACATCGATTTAAATCTCGGTTTCGATAAAGATGAAGATGAAGGTGCGGAACACATTCCTTTAGTGCCGTATGATTTACAAAGAGAAAAGGATAAAGAAGTTGCAAGAAAACTGGCTGATGAACTCCGTAAAAAGGTTGGAAGAATCGAACCTATCATTATTACAAAAGACGGAATTGTAAAAAAAGCAAAAGAATTAACTGTAGAAGAACAAGAATTTGAATTTGTTCGTTGTGCTACAAATCCATTTTATTTTATTGAAACATATTTAACAATTTTTGACCAGACACAGGGTAAAGCAGGTCTTATTGTACCATTTAAATTATTTGACTTTCAAAAGAAGTTAATTCGAACTTATATGGACAACAGATTTGTTGTTGCAAACAAATATCGTCAAGCAGGTGTTTCAACAACCACCTGTGCATACATTGCATGGTATATAATGTTCAACAGTAACAGACAGGTTGCTATTGTGGCAGATAAACTTGAAACAGCACGTGATGAAATTATGAGTGATGTAGTTTTATTCATTGAAAGTTGTCCGACTTGGCTGAAGCCAAAAACAGGTATGGTTGATGGTAAGAATTTAAAAGATACTCAGAAGGATAAAATTTATGACAATAATTCTCGTTTAGGTGCTTTCTCATCTAAAGGTCTTCGTGGTATGACACCTACTTTGATATTCTGGGATGAAACTGCATGGACAGAAAAGGGAGATAAATTCTGGACCGCAGCAAGACCTACATTAGGTACTGGTGGTGGTGCTATCATGGTTTCAACACCTTCGGGTCTTGATGCAGTTTTCTACAAACATTTTGATGGTGCTCGTAGGGGAGAAAACAACTTTAAGGCAGTTGAATTATGGTGGTATAATGACCCAAGATATAATAAGGGTCTTGAGTGGGTGAAGAATAAAGGCAAGGAAAATGAGATTCGTATAACTGACGAAAATTGGGATGCTGAGAAACGTAGTAAAATGGTTGAAGAATTCTGGGAAGCAAGTTCTCCTTGGTTTGAAGAACAAGTAAGGGATGCTAACGGTGATATGCGTAAAATCAGTCAAGAATTACTTTGTTCTTTCTTAGGGTCTGGTGATAACTTTATTGCTGAAGAATATCTTTTACGTATTCAAGAACATGAAGTTCTGGTTCCAATCAAACAGGAATATATGGATATGAATTTTTGGGTTTGGGAAGACCCAATTCCTGGCGAAGATTACATAATGGGAATTGATGCTTCTCCGGGACACGGTGAAGACAGTTCAACGATTAACGTTTTAAAGGTCAAGCAAATAATTGAAGAAAAACTTATTACCAAAGGCGAGAAAGTTAAAAAGACTAAAATACGGAGAAATAGGGTTTATCAAGTTGCTGAATATATGGGCAAAATAGTACCACAAGTACTTGCTGAAGTAGCATACCAATTTGCAAGAAGATATAATAATGCTTATGTTGTTGTTGATATCACAGGTGGTTATGGCGTTCAGACCGTTGAAAAATTATTGGAATATGGATATGAAAATGTTCATTATGCTGAAGTAACGCATAAGCCATCAAGAGATAGATTACAGGGATATATTAAGAAGGGTCAAAAAGCAATGGCAGACGGATTGATTATTAATGTTGATTTAATTCCCGGATTTTTTGTTGGTGGTAATCGTTCATCAGTAGTGCTTGAAATGCAAAGAGCGATACATATGGAAGACGTGATTATTAGGTCAGTCAGATTACTCAATGAACTTAAAACCTTCGTCACAGTGCCCGGTAATAGGGTTGCAGACCATAAACGTTCATTCCACGATGATAGTATCATGGGATTATCGATTGCCTTATATGTTTTAAACTATGATATGGCAAGATATAAACAAAGTAAGGGTATTACAGAAAAAATGCTTAATGCAATTATGACCGTAAATGATTTCGCTGAAATGGATAAAAGAATGAATAGCGGAAATACTAATACTAATATTTTCAAGAATAAACCCATGATTTCACCTAATAGCACTAATCCAATGAATCCATACATGGTAAATGCGTGGCTATTTGATGGAATTAAAGATAAAAACAAAAGATAGAATGTATTTATAACTACATGACTTTTGCTAAAAATCATAGTATTTATAAAAAACTATAATAAATTATAAAAATGGCTGATGAGAAACAAAATAAATTAACAATATACCAGCAACTTAATGGATTGTTAAACCTTGATGGTATGGGTTTTACTGATGGAATGCCCATGTCTTCGACTGCAAGTGTTGGTACATCTGTTGCTCCACCAAGAGAAACCAAGATAATTATTAAGGGTAATACTCCCGAAGAAATTCATCAGAAAGGTTTGGAATTGGAGCAGAAAAAAGAACTTCAAAGCAAATTCTTTCGTACAACTGACAGAGGCTTTCAAAAGGCACTTCAATATGAAGCAGCCAGACTTCCTGCATATATTGATTATGAAGGTATGGAATATTACCCAATTATTAGTAGTGCATTGGACCTTTTTATGGAAGAAGCAACAACAATTGGCTTAAACGGTAAAATGTTAAACATTTATTCCAACAAAGAACGTGTTAAGTATTTACTTGAAGAATTCTTTTATGATATTGTTAATGTGAATGTTAACTTACCTTTTTGGGTAAGAAACCTATGTAAGTACGGTGATAATTTCGTATTGCTTTACGGTGAACGTAAAAAGGGTATTACTCACGTAAAACAAATGGTAAATTATGAAATTGAAAGATTTGAAAGAATACAAAACGGTAAGCCTTTAGTAAAATTTAAAGAAAGAATGACGGGTGACGAATTCAACGTATTTGAAATTGCCCATTTCAGATTATTGGGTGACGACAAATACTTACCATATGGTTCATCAATTCTTAATAAAGTTCGTAGAGTTTTCAGACAATTAGTTATGGCTGAAGATGCTATGTTAACTTATCGTATTATCCGTGCAGGAGAAAAGAAAGTATTCAAAATTGACGTAGGTAATATTGACGAAGACGATATTGAAAACTATATCTATAAGGTAGCAACGAAATTCAAAAAGACCGCACAAGTGCAACCAAATGATGGACAAATTGATTATCGTTTCAACATACTTGGTAATGACGAAGATTATTTTCTTCCAGTAAGAAATGCAAATACACAAACAGGTATTGAAACTCTTCCGGGTGCAAGTAACTTGGATGCTATTCAAGACATTGAATATCTTCGTGATAATTTGTTTGTTGGACTTGGTGTTCCTAAACCTTTCTTAAGTTTTCAAGATGCTGCAGGTGCAGGTAAAAATATGGCACAATACGATATCAGATTTTCTAAGAAAGTCAATCGTATTCAACAGGCAATAATTCAGGAACTCAATAAAATGGCAATGATTCACCTATACCTTTTAGGTTATACTGGTGATGATTTGAAAGACTTTACACTTACTCTTACCAATCCTTCAACTCAGCAAGAATTACTTAAGTCTGAATTGATGCGTGATAAAGCACAAACTTATACTGAGTTAACACGTGCAGAATCTGGTATTGCTGCTATGTCACACACAACAGCTAAGCGAGTATTATTCAATATGAGCGATAGAGAAATTGTTGAAGACTTGAAACAGCAGAAGATGGAAAAAGCAATTATGCAAGAACTTCAAGATGCTCCTGTTCTTATTAAGAAAACCGGATTATTTGCAGATATTGATAAGAGATATGGTGAAGCAAATGCTGCACTTGGTGCTCCAAGCGGTGGTACTGAACAAGGTGGAATGCCACCTGCAGGTGGTGCAGGCGGTGGAATGCCACCCACAGGCGGTGCAGGCGGTCCGGGTGCACCAGCACCAATTCCGGGATTACCAAATCAATCTCCTGCAGAACTTCCACCAATTGAAGCGCAAGAAAATGTTCGTGGAAGAAAAGTATTGAGTGAAGAAGAATATAATACTCGGGTTGAAAAACTTGTATTTGGTAGCACTCAGCAACCCGATACAAAAAAAGAAGCTAAACATAAAAAGGTTATACATGAAAATACTGTTAAAAATAATGAATTGAATGACCGTGCAATGAGAATGGCAAATGAAATTGATAGTCTTTTGAAAGAAGGCGAAAATTTTAATACTCAGCAGAAAATCGTTGAAACAGATGACGTTAACCTTGAAGATTTGGGTGACATTGATGAATTAAGTGTTTCTGGTCCTACTGAAGGTGGTGGTACAGTAATTTAAGTATGGACAAAAATAATCATTTAGAGTAAATTATAGTATTTATAATAAATCGAACAAAATAATTATGAAAAACACTAACATAGGAATAGCCAATTTAGTAGTTTCAAACAAATTAAGGGATTCTTATTTTAACAACAGTCTTATTGAGGAATCCAAAAAAATAACAACTGATTTTTTTGAAGTTGTTAAAAGTTCGCCTATTTTACAGTTAGAGTTTAAAGTTTTCAATAATTTAGAAAATAAAACCATTGAAAATGATTTAGCGGCAACACGCTATATTGACAGTAATATAAAATTGTTCGAAGTATATACTATTGATGAAATAGATAAAGAACGTCTGAAATTAAATGAATTTTTGAAGGGTGGAAGCATGGTTCTTGATGGTATGCCGTCTGAACTCGAAAGAGGATTATTATATAATGCTATTGATACTCTTATATGCGAATCGCTTAATGATTGCGATAAAATCGATGTTGATGCAATGCATGAGTCATTTGATTTGGTTCTCAATCACATAAAAACACCTAAAACACAAGCATTAACTGAAAACATGGAAGTGAAGGATGTTAATGAAGATGTTATTGAAATTGCAATTAATAAATTCAACGATAAATATGAATCGCTCAATGAATCCGACAAGATATTATTAAAAAAACTCATTAAAGCCGATAAAAAGGAAAAAACAACAATTCTTGAAGAATATAAAACAGAATGCTTGGCAATACTTGAAGGCGTTGGTAATGATGATGCTGAAGAAAAAAAACTTAAAATTGCTAATGCGATTCGTAAAATAAAAGAAATGAAATACAACAAGAATACCATTAATGATGATATTATTGGTTTACATGAATTTAAAAAGGAATTGTTATAAATAATGAAAGGGCATCGAAAGATGCCTTTTTTGTTATAGTGATTTTAACATTGCAATTAATTCGGGTTGCGGTTGACAGTCGGATTTGCTTGGTAGATAACTAACATGTGTCCAAATGCCCGATTTTTGAGCGTATGCATCGTGTTCCGCAGTCCAAATGCCTGGAACAATATCTTTACCCCACATATCTACATTATCGCTGGAATATATATCATTAACATAACCTAAAGGTATTTTAGTCCACACTGAACTTATCGCATAGATTAAGGTTTTGAGTGCCCCAATTTGTTCGGGTGTATATTTTTCAAAACCATAGAACCCATGATATCCTTTAGAATATTGTGGTGCTGTGTATTGAATAACATTGGTGATTGGCTTATTTCTTGTATCGGCAACAGTATTACTGTTTTGTACTGGAGGATACCAATATCCATCAGAATAAACTAAACCGCCCCAACTATCAATTTCAATTCCAATTGATTCACTATTTAATTTTTCATTATCTATTCCAGCAGTACCATATTCAGTTAATAACTTATCTGTTATTCCTAAATGATATGCCCAATAATTGGTTGAAAACAGTTGAAGTATTTCGCCACGTCTTGTAATAATAAATGATACGGCAACCTTATCCGAATTTTTTTCCCACCATAATATGTCTTGCGCTGAACCATCACCACTTGCAGTATGATGCAATACGATTTGTTTCTTTTCGGTAGAAGTTTGATAATATCTATTTGAGGGATAGTAAATATATCTATAGTCTTTTACAGAATTAGATAAATATTCTGCAACTTTATCGTTTGGAAATTTTGGGTCTAAATTGAAATTAGCGGATTCAGCTACATTTGCACCAAATGCATCAAAGGGTTTTGTTAATTTAAGATTTTTGGGATTAGAAACAATAGTATTTCCTTTTGTTATATCAGGATATTTTATTTCATTATATCCAAAACATTTGCCCTTTAATTTATAACCTGTTGGCAATCCTTTTGTTTCGAGAAAATTGTCTTGGTCGCCTAACACACCAAAAACTTTTAATGCATAATCAAGACCAGATTTTTGATAATCGGGGTTGCCTTTATTTGCATTATTACATCTTTGAATTGATTTAGTGTATGTGTTTGACATATATAAACCTCTGTTATAACAAAATAGTGTTGTGCTTGTTAAAGAATCGCTTTTATTTGCTATGTCTTTCATGTATCGGCATTGTGCCTTTATCATTAATTCCGGATTATCAATAATATTCTGATGAAGAATAGGTCTATTATGCCTTGCATTTATAAATGTACTGCTTCTGACATGATATGAATCCTTGTTTCTATTTTCATCTAACCCATCAATTAATGTTGCTATTTCAGGTGGAGTCATTTTTGCTGTACTTCCGTCATTTTCAACAACAATTCCAAAAAAAGTGGACATTTCAAATTGATTTATTCCTGATGCGGCACTGTCACCGCCAGAATATGTCCACATAACATATTTAGATTCTATATATGCTTGTGCAGCGATAACATTTGCATCCATTTTATACATTTCGCCATATTTATTGAACCAAGCAATTAGTGCATTTGCAAGCATTTCACCTGTAGTTACTAAAGTACCGCCATAGGTAAAATTAGCTGTCCATGTTTGGTCAACTAATGGTGGACCAGTATATGGCATCGGATATTTATTTTTACCCGAAAGTAATTTTGCGCCACCAGTTTTACTGTCTGTACAAACTGCACGAATAAACGCTTCGCCTTCTTCTGTTATTGATACATATGCCATATTATTGGATTTTAAATGTATATAATGAATTAAATTGTGATAGTGGCGGGTTGCCCAAAGCACCTACACCAATTGTAACTTCATTTGCCGATGCCATTGCCACATTAGTATCATTCGTATTTCCACCTTCGAAACCTACAATAGAAGACGATTGCAATACTCTTGGAACTGGGTATTTTAATATTTTAGTGCCAGTAAAACTTGTGGTCATTTTATTTGGTTCAACATTATGTTCAACGCCTAAAATAATGTATGCGCCATTATACATTGGAATGTTTTCCAATTGAAAATATTGCGTTGGCTGAATCATCATATTTCCTAATCCTAATACGGTTGCCCTATATGACCTGTTTTCGTATAAGTTATATAAGTTCTGCCCTTTTGGTGGTGGTGCATTTAATTTATTATCACCCGCCAATCTTGACAATATTTGCAAAGATTCATTGGTTTCTGGATATTCCTTACTGTCTATTTTTATGTCCTTGAACATAGATTGTGCCTGTGTACCAAATTTAACCCTAAATGCCCTTACTTCTCTATATGGAAATTCTGAATTTTTTGCCGTTTGATTATCATCCGTTGGAATTGCTTCACATTCTTGAAGTGAAAAATCGGGCACTCCCGGTGTACTGATTTCAAGAATACCGTCATCAACAAAATTACCACCCATATTTCCAATACCTGTTGGATAACTTGACGAACCACCAATATACATGCAAACGAATGCAGGACTTGAAGTTATGTCCATTTGAGTGTCGATTTTAAATGATTCTTCCCAACCCTTATTTTCAAATTTCATGAAATTTTGCAATGGAAAGAACTCAAAGCCGTTCATGGACAATATTTGAGACAATACGCTAAATATTGATACGTCAGGATTATCCATTAAATCAATTAACATTTCTGGATTGATAATTGTATTTCCAATTGGGTTCATTGCCCTATCGACAAAAACAAATGCATCTATTAATGTTCGATTGTTTGTTGCGGTTAAATTTTCACTAATATCAAGCGGATATCCAAGATTTTTATTGTTTTTATTGGGAGATGTGAGCCATTTATCATTAATGTTTTTAAACGAATAATATGTTTGTGTGATAATGTCTTCATCACCAGTCATTTTTTTATTTTCTTCTTCCTTATTAGCAATTTTAGTTTGTTGTGCTTGAATATCAATTGCTAAATTTTCAAATAATCCCTTAAAATAATTTCTATTAACCGCATTTTTATTTACATATTTTTTGATACCATTAATGGCACCAGTATTAATTGTATCAATAGATTCATAACCTATTTCTGTATTGGTCCAAGGCAAGAATGTTAATTGATTGTAATTGATTATGTTGTTTTTTGCTGAAGTGTCCACATTAATTAACAATGGTTGTAGCACTACATTGAAGGCTTTTCCGTTGCTCGCATTTAACATACTTTCGTAATACTTTGCTTTTAATTTAATTCGTTCAGATTCACTTTTTGCATTTTTTGATGCTAATTGTGCTCCAGCATATAACGTTCTTAATTGTAATATAATGTTAGAAAATGGTTTACCAAGTTGACCATTACTTCCATAGAATTTTTCGAATTCAATTTTAAATAATGCTTTATCTTTTTCAGCCAAACCATTATTTATGTCAACCATATCCGCAAACACAAAAACACCGCCACTATTTAGATTTTTGCCAGAACCACTTATAAAAAAATCATAAATGGTATTATATTCCGTAGTCCCGGAAATAACGTCAATCAAAGCACCAACATAAATAGGTAAGAATGAGGGAACTTCAACTACAGCAGGGTCATTAAAAATATATCTGCTTAAAAAGTGCGGATAAACATTAAATGGACTTAAAGTAGTTCCAAAATTTGATGCCAGCACTAATGCGCTTAATCTTGGATTAAATTTGGAATTATATTCAGCAGGTTTACTTGGGTCAGTGTAGCCACTTATTATTTCAGCCAAAATTTCAGTGTCATGTTCAGATAATTGACTAATCCATGTTTCAGAAACGTCACCAAACATTTCTAATTTTTCGACTTCAGGTATTGCATTTGCACCCACCAATGGAAAAGCAGTATTGCCAAAATTTTTGCTTATTGTAAAATCAATAAATTTTTTTCTGTTTATTTTGGTTGTATTAGTACCAAAAAATTGAAATAAAAGGGCAGTTGTTGGTTCTGCGTATTGAAGTTGATTATTTGTGGCATTATAAAATTTTATTTCATAATCGTCATAATTAGATTTGGGTGTTGCTGGAATAATTTTTATTGTTCCTTGCTTAGCAATAAAGCGTGATTGAGAATTAGTACCTTCACTATTAAAGCCACTACCACTTGGACTACTATCTTTAATCAAAAAGACATTTTCTTGAGTAAATCCATATAAACTTTCAAGTACTTTACCATTCCAAAATTCTTTCCATTTGGTTCTTTTGACATTTTTCTGAAAATTATCAATTGGGTTATTGCCGCCTTCTGAAGTTTGAAGAGAAATGTCTTCATTATACATGGAAAAACCCTCATATTGTGAATTTTTCTTATTTGTATATACATTAATACCGCCATTCGAAATTTTGAAAAATGGTTGTTCTGCCTCAGTGAAAGAATATAGGTCGGGGATATTATCTTTTACATATGCATAAAAATCTTCTATATTATTTTCAGTTCCATAGTGTTTAGCAGCAGTGAGTAGAAGATTAGCAAATTCTTTATTTGTTATTGAAGATGCTAAGTTAATTGATTCTGACTGGCTGAACATGCTGACCAATTCTTTTTGACCTTTTTCGGTACTATAAAAGCCTTCGGCAAATGAATTTTGTGAAAGAATATAAAATCTCGTTATTAGTTTTGTAAAAACCTGTTTTAACCTTGGTTCTGTTGACAAATTGATTGGTTGCGATGTTGAGCCACCGTCAGAGTTGTCAACGCCATAATAGGGAGTTTCCAAATTAATGCTGGCGAGTTTTGAATCAACTGGTGATATTGGTATCCATTTAAATGTACCATTAGCATTTTGCTCTGCTTTCATATTTAAAAGTGCAGTTATTGTTTGCTGTTTTGTAAATGTTTCGATAAATTCCCGAATTAATTTAAGTTCTGGAAATTCTGCATCTAAATTATAACTTAATTCTATTGGTGCAGTTCTTGATTGTTTGATTTGATTGCAGACCTTTTCATCTTTAACGACCAATGGAAACGCAAAAATCTTATTTTCTGTATCTTTATATCCGCTACCCCTAACAATTTTATCAATATATGTTTTATGGTGATTTTCGGCATCACATGCGGTTGTGCGCAATACTTTAAAGAATGTGTCAACATCATCTAAAATTAATTTAAATATATTATAAATTGTTGGCTTCATACCGAGATTTTCTATAACCATATTATTGATTTTCTCGTTCATGTTATCCATTGCATCGGCTTTTAATTTTAATTGAGCCGTTTTTTCTTTATATAATTTTACATAAAAATCAGTAACATCCAGACCAACATATAAATTTGTGATTTCTGGAGTGGCAGAGGCAATATTTTGGTTGCTTGTGAAACCATTTATATTTGGAATCTTTATGTCGCTATCTGTGATAAATTTACCTAATTTATCGGTACTTCTATTAAGCAATTCTTCTTGTCGATATTTGGATAATATTCTAATTGCTTCATTTCTTCTGATATTAATATTTGCATTAGGATTATCAGTCAAATCTTCTGTGGGAAGGGTTATTGCACTGACCAAATAAACAATAAGTAGTCTCTGGCTTATGTTATTTGGTAGTCCTTCTGTTGGAATTTCTTTGATATAGCCATTGTAGTCCGTGAGATTGTTAAGTACAGTTAATTCTTTACCGCCATCTGCAACATATGACCCATTTCTAACTATTAATTGGGGAGTACCAATCTGTTTTAATCCATCATTATTTTTATACTGACTTAAAATACTTATAATCTCATCATAATTGCTTAGATTTTGTAATGTGTTTTTATATTCCTGTGCATCAACATCTGTATTCTTTTTTTCGCCATATTGTGTATATAAATTTTTAAGTTTTAATATTAATTCATATGTGTTTTTTGGTGGCATACCTGAATCGGGATTAATTGACATATCACCATTATTTGCCATTGGCATCAACGGAAAATTAATAACGTATCTGAAAAGTACATCAGTCAATGGTGCATATGTTAATGCGATAAATTGCGCATTAATGACATAATTACCATTTTCTGACTTAAAGTCTGACGTATATTTAACAAGGTGTAATTTATATACCAATTGCATACCATAATATCCTTTAAGTGTTAAATTGAATATTGGCGGTGGAAAATCGAATAATATTCTGTAGGGTGAATTTGCTTGATTGAAAAAAGCCAATCCTCTTATGTCAACAAAATCAATATTTACTTGGGGAATGAATGATGAGTTTACAATTACTTTGATACCTGTGATACCAAACCCCTCAAATTGTATTCTATCTCCACTACTACCATCATACCAATTAGTTGTAAAATTTAAATAGTTTGGATTTGGTTGTGAAGTATCTTGATTATTACCAATAAAATTTACAGTAATATTATTATTAGTACCATTATCTTGAATCTTCGTAATACCTTCTGAAGTAGTTTCTAATACAGTTCTTCCTCTTCTTTTTGCGGTTAGTTCAGCAAAAATGAACATGTCTTGATACGGAGGTATGCTGTTGGGCATTTCGGTATTTACATTAACTAAGTTAGGGTCAATCAATAAAACATTACCATATTGGGTTACTGGACTGTTTGCCATTCTTTGTTTTTTACTATAAATACGGAAGCAGAAAAAATATAAAGATAATAAAATCTTATCGGAGTTTCAGGACTATTTATAGTAAACAAAATAAGTCAACTACAGCCAAAGGCAATTGTTGAACTAAAATAGTGTTACAAACTATTTATATTAAAGATATTGTTATGTTAAAGAAACAATTAAGCAGGATATTGGAAGCAGGTGATACGGGATTCGGAATTTTAATTGAACATGATGCGGGTTATATAGATACTGATTTAAATCCTAAATTTATTAATGAAGCATTTGTTCTTAAGCCAAACGAGCCAGTTTTAATTGACTGCATTCTTCAAAAATGGGGTGTTAAGAACAAGAATGGCAGAATATATCCCAAAAACGTTTTATTACCACAAGTTTTAGAGTACCAAAAGTTGGTTGATACTAATAGTGCGGTTTCTGAAGCCGACCACCCTGACAGTAGCATAATTTCTTTACAAAATATCTCTCACATGATTACTAAAATGTGGTGGGGTAAAGGTGCACAAGAAAATATTCTCTTTGGCGAAATTAAAATTATCGTCAGTCCCGGATTTATTAAATATGGTATAGTTTCTATGGTTGGTGATAAAGTGGTTCTATACCTTCAAAATAAAATAAGATTAGGTATATCTTCTCGTGGTGTTGGTACACTTAAAGAAATAAACGGTGAGAATCTTGTACAAGCAGACTTTGAATTAATTGGTTTTGACTTAGTTGCAACCCCATCAACTCCCGGAGCATTCCTATTTCCTGGCAATAAGGGCGAAATGAGTTTTGGAGAAAATTATGTTCAGAAGAACGGAATTTATCTCAAAGAAGGTGATGATAAGGTAATTACAGCAATTGATAAATTTTTGCTGTAAGAAAATTTGGTGCATAGTGTAAGCATAATTTTTTT